CCCGCAAAGACCAAGCCCCACAGCAACTCCCCATCCCGCAAGAAGCCCCGCAACAAAGGGCGGGTGACGCAGCAATCTGGGGTGGTGGTTTCCAAGGGATGAACATGGCCTCAGTCTTAGCCGGACGTTTTGGTAAATCCGTTCAAGGTGAACCCGTGGGCTTGACACCAAGGGACGCTGGGATCAATAATGGCCCTACCGTTGATCCTCGCTCAACCATACAAGACCCCCAAAACTTGAAGATTAAGACATGAGAATCCCACCAAACCACGACGAGCGTGAAAATTTCTATCTGGAATTGGCTCAGAAGTGCATGGTGTCACGGGAAGAACGCAAAGAAGATTATCGTGTCTTGCGTTCTTATTTCTTGTTTGGTGCAGGTTCAGAAGAACCGCCAGCGTATTTCAACAAGATTCATCCGCACATTGACCAACTCACATCGTTCTTGTATTCGGCTGAAACCACTCGTTTCTCTATCTCGCTTGGCGCATCAGCTCACAAGCACGAACAACGCAAGACACCCGTACTCACCAACGCCTTGAATGACGAGTGGCTTAACTCCAACGCTGACCAAGTATTCTCAACCGCACTTACTTGGTCACTGGTCTTTAACACCACCTTTGTCAAACTGGTTTACAACAACGGCATCCACCCGTACATGATCGAACCAGGTGCAATGGGTGTCTTGCGAGAAGATACGCCCTACACAGACCGACAAGAAGCCATTGTTCAACGCTACTACATCACCAAGTCCGAGTTGTACGCACGGCTCTACTCACACCCTAAGCGTGAGAGCATTGTGGCACGGGTCACAGGCGGCATCCGTAACACCACTAACGATGGCGCAAACGGTGGCGATGGGGTAGCACGAGTGATTATGTCAGCAACCAATCCAACCATCTACGGTAACGTCGAGATGGACTTGTACGGGATGAACCGTTACCAAGCACGGGTGGCTGAAGAAACCATTGAGATGCAGGAGTTATGGTGCTGGAATGATGAAACAATGGATTACCAAGTTGTTACCATTGCCTCACCCGATGTCATTATTTATGACCGCCCAGGCGCATCCCTATTCCTCAAAGGTGAGTGTCCCTTTGTGCAGATTTGCCCCAACCCGCAATACGATTATTTTTGGGGACAATCCGAAGTACAAAAACTTATGCTCTTGCAAGGTCTGCGAAATAATCGGATGACTGAAGTTTTAGACATTCTCTCTAAGCAAACCTCGCCCCCTACTGCGCTCTCTGGTTTTACCGGCATCTTGGATGAGAAAAACTTTGCGCTGAATCGTGCCGGTGGCTTGCTCTCAAGCGATATGCCTAACGCCAAAGTTGAGCGCCTTGCCCCTGAGATGCCCAATAACCTCTTTGAGGTAATACATGAGATTGACGATATGTTCTCTGAAGTATCAGGGATCAGTAACGTCTTGTCGGGCAAGGGTGAGGCAGGGGTACGGTCAACGGGCCACGCTTCTCAATTGGCTCGTCTTGGCTCATCAAGAGCAAAGAAACGGGCATTGATTGTTGAGGATAGCCTTGAGAAAGTAGCCACCATGTATTTGAAACTCATGCAAGCGTATGACGCAACGCATTTCAAAGACACAGAAGGTGTGCCATTCATTGCTGAACAGTTTACGAAAGACTTTGTTGTCAAAGTTGATGCTCACTCAAATAGTCCAATCTTTACAGAAGATACCAAACAGTTAGCGTTTAATTTGTTTAAGGCCGGTGCAATTGACAAGAAAGAATTGCTTGATTTGGTCGAACCACCTATGAAACAATTGCTCAAGGAAAACCTTGAGAAACGGGAACGCTTGGAAGCGTCGCAACCTAAACCCGCGCCAGCACCAGGCAAACCCAAAGCTGTTCCAAAGGCGGCGTGATGGCTATTTTAGTTGCACCTAAGTCCGATCAACCTAGAGTTACAACAGAAGCTCTAAAAAGAGGTGACTCGTCACCAACTTTGCAGTATCGTAATACTGCACCCAAAGATTACACACGCAATTCAGCATCAACCAGAAGTTATGGACGTATGAAGCGGTAAAGAATTCCTCGTTCAGGGAATAGGGTTTGGCTGCCTTCCCTTTGATTTGGTGGCCGTCTTTCTTTTAGGAGAGTACTATGCGTAAAAGCCGCAAAGGTCGTAAATCACGCAAGTAATCCGTAAGGGTTCTTGTGGGTGACCACTTAGTCCTGCGGGGGAGGCGGGAAACTAAAAACTACCTCCCCCTATTGACTTTTAGCAATTTAGTATTAACCTACACACATTCTGATAGGAAATCGCTATGGCTGTTGCTCCCGACCAGTTGATGCAAATGATTAAAAGTCAAAAAGATGCGGCTACGCCTGGTGGCGTTCCTTCTGCTGACGGCGCACCAACTTCCATGTCGGACAGTGCAACACCCCCTATGGGTTCTCCCATGTCTACGCCAGAACCCAAGATGGGTAATCGTGAAGCATCCATGATTAACATTGGTATGGCAACTGACCTGCTTGAGCAAGCCCTACCTGCTTTGGGTAGCGAATCGCCTGAAGGTCAAAAGATTCTCAATGCCATCCGCACAATTTCTGGCATCATTGGACCACGCAAAGCAAGAACCGGTGAGCTGCAACAATCCGAGATTCTGCAATTGCTACAAAATTTACCGCAAGCGGGTGGATCATCACCCGAAGCAAAAGTAATGGCTGGTGCGCCTGCCGTACCCGGAATGTCTCCAACAGGCCAGCCTACGCCACCACCTCCTCTTGCGCCACCAGGCGGCATGAAGCCACCGGGCGGTGCTGGACTTCCCCCTCCAGGAGGCGGTTTGCCTCCACCTATGTAAAGGAAAAATGATGGACTTGTTCAAACCCCGTGGTGCTTCAGCCCCTCGCAATCCAACTGACAACAACCAGAAAAACGGTCAAATTGTCAACACCCCACGTTACTCACAATTTGGTGGCTTGAGTTCAGCACCAAAAGGCGGTCATAAAAACATGATGACCACTTCTCGCCCAGGCGATACCAAAAAAGTTATTTAATGCTGTTAGGGGATAAACATGAGTAGCTTAGAAAATATGGATCAAGCGCAGATTTACGAATTGGCTAAATTGACCAAGACGTTATCTGACAATCCAATCACACGCAAAAGACTTTTGCAAATGACTAGAGAAGTTAATCCTGATCTCGTCATTCCTGAGCTGGAAATTGAAGATTACACTCGCACTAAAGTGTCTGAAGCTGAACAAAAAGTGATGGCTTTGGAAAACAAATTGCATGAGCGTGATATTCGGGAACAACTCGAAGCAAAACGTGCAAAGATCAAATCAACATACAACGTGGATGATAATGCCGTGAGCGAAATTGAAAAGATTATGCTCGATCAAGGCATCACTAGCCACGATACGGCTGCCCAGCATTGGGAGTGGATGAAGCAAGCCGCTGAACCCACGCCAACTGGTTACAATCCAAACACATTAAACAAATTTGATTTGTCCAAGTATTGGAAAAGCCCACAGCAAGCAGCTCGTAATGAAGCCGCTACTGCATTGAACGAAATTAGGAATATTGGTCGTAGACCAATTGGTGTATAGTTTTGGGGATAAAACTGTTTGGCGGCGTTTTGCCGTTTATTAACTAAGGAGATTTATTATGCCTATTGGCGGCGGAATTCTCCCGGCAAGTGGTACGTCTCAGTATAATGAGCTTACCTACGTCACACGCCGGGCATTTATACCCAAGCTGGTTGTCCAGCTTTACAACTCAACCCCTTTGATGGCTGCGCTTATTGCAAACAGCCAACAAGCATCAGGCGGTGTGAGCCAAGTGACTGTACCTGTTCAGGGTGCTGGTTTTGTTAATGCACAATGGTCTGATTATTCAGGCTCATTTAACCAACCATCAGTCCAGCAAGGTGCGTTTAACGCTGAATTCAACCTGAAATTGATGATTGCACCTGTACCATTCCTTGGTATGGAAGGTGCAGTGCAACAAGACTACGCTATTATCCCTCTGATCGAAGCTCGTATGAATGATGCGACTAACGTGATGATGGATGCGATGGCAACAGCCTTGTACACCAATTACACTAACACCCAACAATTCATCGGCTTGCCTGGTGCAATTGATGACGGTACTAACTTGGCAACCTACGGTAACATCAACCGTTCGACATACACTTGGTGGAAATCCAAAGTGTACGCAGCGGGTAACGTCAACCCAACCCGTCAAAACACGCTTCAGTACATCTCTGGTACAGTCAAATACGGTGCTGAAGTGCCGACATTTGGTGTATGCGGTTTCGGTACATGGACATTGTTAGCTCAAGACTATGTTGGTCAAGAGCAATACGTTATCACCCCAGGCCACGGCTTTGATGGTGACAACAACGGCCCTCAAGCAGCGTTCCGTGCTTTGATGGTTGCTGGTGTGCCAATCTATCCAGACCCATATTGCCCTGAAGGTACTGTCTACTTCATCAACAGCAACTACTTGTCGTTGTACATCCATGAGCAAGGCTCATTTGTGTTCACTGGCTTTGAATCGACGCTGCCTAACTGGCAGATTGGTTATGTAGGTGCGGTGTTGATGATTGCGGAATTGGTATCGACCAAACCCAAGACCATGACCCGTGTGTCTGGTTATAACTCAATCGCACTCTAAGGAGAAATAGTCATGGCTCTCGGCTTAAACAAAATCCTCCTTTCCTCTGCTGGTTCAAACACACCAGGTGCTTATTGGCAGTTAACAACACTGAGCGCAAATAACGCTACCGTGCTGGTTCCTGCTGGTACATACTTGTTGTTCCCAACAGCAAACGTGACAATTGAAGCAGTGTCGGCTTACAACACCAATACTGCTTGCGCTTCACCATCAACATGGTCAACACTCATTGGTAACAATACCGGTGGTGTGTTGCTGTCTGACGGTGTAAACGTCCGTGCAAACGTCATTGTTGCAACCGCTACAACGATTACTCTTGCTACTGTTAACGGTGGTCAAGCAGTAAGCGGCACGTTTAACAGTTAAGGAAACAACATGGCTAATGCAGATTCAGTCGCACAATATACCTTAGACAGTTTCGGCAATGGTCGTATTGGCGTTGTTAAAACCGCTTCACTTGCTACCACCGGTAATGCGGTAGTCACCATTCCATTGTTGACTGGTGGCTTAACCAATGCTGGTGCGATAGCAGGTTCTGGTGCGGTGATTGTACGAAGAATTACTGTACAAAATCCAACTGGTAACGTCAGTGCGGCTAACGTGGCAATTAGTATTTCCAGCACAGGTAACGTAGCAACTGCCAATGCGGTGGTTGCCAACGTGGTGTTAACTAACTTGACAGGTGCTGGCACTTATCAAGATTTAACTGTTGCTGGTGGTTTTGCTGCCAATACCGTTGTCAGCGGTTATTCAACGCAATGCTTGTATGTAAACATCAATACTGGATCGTCTAACGGTACAGTTGATATTGCCGTGTACGGCGATGTTGTGAGTTTCTGATGATTTCAATATTCGTAACCAATTTAACTGAAAAGAAACTGGTAGATGGTTTTGCTGGCGTGAAGTATACCTTTTTGCCAGGTGAACCCGTTGAAGTTCCTATTGAAGTTGCCAAGCACGTTTTTGGTTACGGAGATGAAAACAAAGAACCTTATTTGGCTCGGCTTGGCTGGATTAAGACCACAAACGATATTGAGGATGGTTTAGCTATCCTTGCTAAGTGGACTTTTTCCGACAAGCCACCAGAAAAGAACCATTCGTTATCCCCGGTGGTGGAAAGAGTACCTCTGCGAGCTGTTAAGCAGACAGAGGGAAAAGTCCGATCTGTTGCTTAAACTATGGAACGTAAATGTCGAAAACCCTCTCCGGTTATATTACGGAAGTCAGACGTTTATTGCATGATGCCAACGCTAATTTTTACACGGATCAGCAACTAACGGACTATATTAACGCTGCCCGAAACCGGTTAGTGCGTGATACAGGCTGTCTGCGTACTATCCAGGTTATACAAGCCCCCGCACCACCTGCAACAACGATTAACAGTGTCACAGCAACAAACCCTGTGACTTGGCAAGCAAGTACCGCTTATACAGCCGGTCAATTCTTGTTTAGCAACATTTTTACTTATCAAGTCACGACTGCTGGCACAACCGGCACAACTGCGCCCCCGTATCCGTTAAGTAGCAGCTCAAGCTACAACAACTATCCACCATCCACAGAATTTTTTAATGGAACGTGCGGATTAACGTATGTCGGCAATGTTGAGCAGATTCCGTTTAGCACGTTGCCACAAGGCCAGCAAACTCTAGACATTTTGAACATCAATTTGTATTGGGGTAATAGTCGTGTGCCATTAGATTACTTGGCTTGGACAGATTTCAACGCCAGATTGCGGTTTTGGCAGAATTACATTGGTAGACCGTGTGCTTTCTCGGTTTATGGTCAAAATACCATTTATATTGGTCCTATACCGGATCAAATTTATCAAATTGAGATTGATACGGTGATTTTGCCGACTGATTTGGTATTAACCACGCCAACGGTTGCAGATTCCATTCAAGACCCGTATACAAGCCCTGTTCAGTTTTATGCGGCGTATTTAGCCAAGTATTACGAGCAATCGTTTGGTGAAGCAGAAATTTACAAGCAAGAATATTCAAAACAAGCTATTTCTGTGTTGAATACTGTCTTTAATCGTCGTATTCCTTCTGCTTACAGCAACATTTATTAAGATGGCTACGGCAGAGCAAAAAAAATCATATCAAGTTGTCAAAACCTTTCGTGGCCTTGACACACAAGCCAATCGCACTGCTATCAAAGATGATGAGTTTTCTTGGCTGGAAAACGCTCAACCCATTGGTTATGCCAACTTAAAAATTATTCCCAATTACAACACGGTGAGCATTTCCAATACCGCTGTGACATGGGCCAATACCGCTACAACACTTGCGTCTGGTAGCATCAATGTTAAAGATTACATTGTGGCGTTTGAAGCAGACGGTAGTGCTGAGTATTACAACGCTACTGACGGAACAAAAGGCACAGTTGCTGCATCCGGTACGTTTAGCGGTTCAGGTGTACAAACTGCACAATGGAAGAACAGTAATTTACTGATTCTTGATCCGTCCAAAGGTTATTTTGCTTGGGATGGCAATAATGTTGTAACCATTGGTTCTGTTGGCATCATTGCGGTGACTAACGGCGGTACTAGTTACAGCAGTCCAAGCGTAAGTATTGGCGCACCTGGCACAAACGGTACGCAAGCTAATGCGGTGGCAACGGTGTTATCCGGTGTAGTCAAAACCGTATCGCTTTCTGATGCTGGTTCAGGATATAACTCAGCCTCCCCGCCAAGCGTCACCATTCTGGATAGTGCTGGTAGTGGTGCAACGGCAATTGCAGGAGTCGTGACGTTTGCAACCGGTACGGCATCAGCGGTAGTGGTAACAGGTGGTAAAGGGTATACCAACTCAGCTAATACGGTTGTGTCATTCTCAGGCGGGGGTGGCTCAGGTGCGGCAGGTACGGCTGTTCTGTCCGGTGGTCAGGTTGTTGAAGTAGTGATTACTAATCCAGGTTCAGGTTACACCAATGCGTCTAATTTAACGGTGACTGTATCAGGCGGTGGTGGAACAGGCGCAGTGCTTAAAGGTATTGTCAATTCTGATTCTAATGTTGGGATTGCATCGTTTAGCGGCAGGGTATGGATTGCGGCTGGGCGTACCATTTATTATTCAGCAGTCAATTCTTATACAGATTTTACGTCTGTATCGGCTGGTTCGTTTGTGTTGACCGACGAAACCTTGCACGGCAATATCCAGCAAATTATTTCTGCTAATAATTTCTTATATATTTTTGGTGATGACAGTATTAACGTGATTTCTAATGTCACGGTGGATACCAGTGGTGTGACAGTGTTTACCAACACCAACATCTCAGCATCAGTTGGATCAAAGCGTCCTTACGCAATATTTCCGTATTTTCGGTCTATTTTGTTCTTAAACGACTATGGCGTGTACGCTTTAGTAGGAAGTACGACAACTAAACTGTCTGACCCGCTTGATGGATTGTTTCCTAATATTGACTTTACTTATCCCATTTATGCGGGACAAGTATTGCTAAACAATATTTTGTGTGCTGCGTTTAACTTTAGATATTATGACGCAACATTTACGCAAACGTATCGGTATATTCAGGCGGTGTTTTTTGAGAAGAAATGGTTTTTAACGTCACAAGGCGATAACTTAAAATACATTACTTCTGTGCCATTGAACGGTAAAATTACATTGTTTGGCACGGATGGATCAACGCTTTATCAGTTGTATCAGAATACGTCTGGATCAATCACCAGTCGGATACAAACGGCTTTGTTGCCAATGACTGATCCGATACGGACTAAGCAAGCGTTAAAGATTGGCATTGAAGCAACGGCTACCAATACCAGCTCAGTAACGATGTCAGCCACGGTGGATTCTGAGACGGGTTCAAGTCCAGCGTATACGTTGAGTTCTTTAGTGGCTTGGCAAAATAATAATTTGACAACGATTACCTGGACAAATAACAGCAGTACGACGATTGGCTGGGGTCAGATTGGATATAGTTTGTATAAAACTGATGCGTCCCAGTATGGAAAATATCTTGGCATTACAGTAACATCAAGCAATCCCGCTTTTACTGTAAATGGATTTGAATTTGAACATGAATTAAGAGTGAGGTTCTAATGACTGTCCCCTATACTTTTGCTACGGCAACCACTGCAATCCCGTTATCACAACTGGATTCTAATTTTGCGACAGGCATCACTCTTGGTAACACCACGGTGTATCTGGGCAACACCACAACATCGTTTGGTAACGTCACCCTGACAAACGTCACAGTCTCGAGCGGTAATCTATCGTCTGGTGTGACAGTCACTAATCCAACTATCACCAACTATGTAGAAACGCTCTATACAGCGACGGGCAACACAACGGTATCGCTGAGTAACGGAACGATACAAAAGATCACTACAAGCGGTTCTACGACGATTACGCTACCTTCTAGCGTATCAGGTAAGAGTTTTACTGTTTTGGTGTCGTATGCAGGTTCTGATGCGCTAACGTGGGCGGGTGGTACAAC